GTCTGCCGGGGGTCTTCCCTGCATAGGTGGCTGTGCTAGCATCGCTCAGTGATCTTCACAAAAGCAGGCCACCTTCAAAAGCGGGCGATTGACTCGTTTACCGATCACCCCGGTTTGACTGAGCAGTTGGCTGCAATTCAAGGCATTACCCTTGAAAGCTGGAATCCGCCAAGCATCCGCGAGGCTATGGCGGTTCCAGCGGTTTACAGGGCCGTCACTTTCATTGCCAACTTGATCGGCTCATTCACGATGCAGGCATGGCGCAACGATGCTCTGATGCAGACTCCGCCACGCCTCGTTTCACGTCCTGGTGTGTTCGGTACGCCTAGAGACTTCTGGCGTGATTCTGCCTACTGTCTCGCCACTCGCGGTGAGTACCTGTGGTGGATTGTCAGTAGGGATGACGACGGACTTGCAGATGGCCTGCTGTTGCTGCCACCGCATGAGGTTGTAGTCAGCTGGAATGATGACCTGAAGGGATTGCAGCGCGAATACAAGTGGCGCAACAAGGACATTCCTGCAGACGATATCGAGCATGGGTTTCTGTCTCGCGAACCGGGAGGGCTGAGAGGCATCGGTCCGATGCAATCATGCGGCGCCGCTCTGTCAGTCGCGGTAGAGGCTGATGAGTGGGCGGCGCGTTTCTTCAGTCGCGGTGGGGTGCCCATTGTTGACCTGCACGCGCCAATGAACCTGAGCAAGGAGGATGCAGACCGGCTCAAGGAACAGTGGCTGGCGAGTGAGTCAAACGAGGTTCGCGTAACCTCAGGTGGAGTGGAAGCAAAGCCATTTAGCATCAACCCTGAGCAGGCACAGTTGCTTGACTCTCGCAAGCACTCATCAGCAGACGTGGCAACGATGTTCGGTATGGATGCCGATCTGCTCAATGCTGCTGTCTCAGGGAGCTCACTCACGTATCAGAACGTGGGGCAGCGACTCGATAACTTCATTCGTACAACGCTCGCGCCCAATTACCTTGAGCCGATTGAGCATGGCATCAGTGAAAGATTGACGCGCACAACAGTCGGACGTTTCAACCTGCAAACCCTTTTGCGTGCTGATATCAACACTCAGGCAACGGTGTTCAGTACGCTGATTGCGGCGGGTCTTTCACAGTCTCAGGCACTGCAGGTTGCGGGACTGGATGACCTGGTAGACACAGAGCCGATTCCTGCTCCTGAGATCGTCCGCATTGAGGTTCCCTCAGTTGGCTAGGTACAGCTATGGGCTGGGAAGGCGGCAGACGACTAGATTGTTGGGCCCTTTTACCGTGGACTGGAATACACCTGAAACGGTTTCTGGGATTGAGGTTGCTGATCTTCCGGTGGGTACGTTCATTACCCAGTTTCTGGCCTTTGTCGTTACTGCTTGGGACAGTGACAATGCTGTTGGGATTGCTGTCGGAGTGGGAGAAGACAATAACGATTTCACAGTGATTACAGGGTTAGTGGATGCCGGTAGTGCTCCGTTCGGGGTTACTGGTGCATTGAAAAACGTTTTGTCTGGTAATGGGACTCAGGATCGGATTCTGTGTACTTCAGACTGTAAGTTGATTGTTCAGGTAAATCTGGGTGAAGCCTCTGAGCCGACCGAGGGTAGTGTGGATATTTACGCTTTGATTTCAGAGACGTAGTACCATCAGTCGTATGAGCTACCGCAAGATTATTCGCCGTCACGCCACAGCAGATGACACCGTGACGCAACGACCCGCTGCACGTACTGCAAGCAATACACTTGAAACGATGAGCTATCGTGACTTGCAGCAAAAGGCCATTGACTTGGGGATCAGTGGCAAGCAAACCGCTGAAGCACTGAGGGAAGCAATCCGCAATGCCGAATGAGCTCACCCTGCAGGGCACTCTGCAGATCAGGGACGAAGACAAGCGGGAAGTGGAGTGCTTTGTCCTTCCCTGGGACACAGACGCAGAGACGGCACGCGGCTTTGAGCGATTCCAAAAGGGATCATTTAGCGGTGTCGATGCTTCTCGCTTTGTGTTTCGGCAGCGGCACCAGGACCCACCCACAGGGCGTGGTATTGAGCTCAGTGAAAAAGACGATGGCTTGCATATGGTTTTCAAGCTTGCGAAGACCGCAGCTGCAGACGATCAGCTAGAGCTTATTCGTTCTGGCGTTGAAACTGGCGTGTCTGTCGGTTTTGAAGACGGACAATTCGACAGAACAAGGCGTCGCGATGGTAGGATGCAGTATCTTCACAAGCGCGTGCAGGACTACGGACAGTTAGAAGTTTCAACAACCTGGAAGCCTGCTTTCAGTGGTGCATCGGTCTTACAGATCAGAGAGGTACAGGACGTGGCAGAAGAGACTCAGGAGCCTGTGGCTACCATGGAGCAGCCTGCTCCTGCTGCCACGCCAGATGTCAGCGACAAGCTTGACGCGATCTTCAGTCGCATGGATAAGCTGGACGAGGGACAGCGCAAGTTTGCAGTGGCTGCACTTGCCAACGGTGCCCCTGAAGCGTCGAACAAGTTTGTTCGGCATATCGCCATTCAGGTCCGCGAGCTTGCAGAGGTTGTGACGACAAACAACCTGGGTGTCGTGCCTGATGCAATGTCGTCAGAGATTCTTGGGCGGATCGACGAAGGTCGCCCCTTCATGAATAGCACGCGGCAGGTTCCGACTCCTGCCAGCGGCATGAATCTGCTCTACCCGAAGATCACTCAGCGACCGCTTGTCGCAGAGCAGGCTGCTGAGAAGGATGAGGTTGCATCGCGGGCAACGGCGATCACTTCGGTTGACTTCCCGTTTGCTTCGTACGCTGGCGCGGGTGACCTGTCCATTCAGCTGATCAAGCGCAGCTCCCCGGACTTCCTTAATCTGTGGCTTGAGCTCCTGGGACAGGCGTATGCGGTGGCAACTGAGGATGCGGCAGTGGATGCACTGCTTGCAGAGTCAACGGTTGTGGAAGGCACAGGCACCTTCGATCCTGAGACCGATACGTTCGGTGAGTCTTTCAACAACTCGATCACTGCAACCGGCCGCACGATGAAGCCGAACCGGATTTGGCTCAGTACCACAGCGCTGATTCAATTCATGGATGCGCGGACGCCCTCGGGCGGTGGTGGGGAGCCTCTGTACCCTGCACTCTCAGGGATCAGCGGTCTGACAGCTGGCGGTGGCAGTGACCTCGGATTCACGCTGCAGCCGGTCTGGGTGCCTGCACTCGACAATGAGATTGTCGATGTGATCATCGGGCCCAGTGGCGCGTTCGTGTGGGCTGAGGACGGCACCTACAGCCTGCAGGCAGACGTTCCTGCCAAGGCCGGGCGTGACGTGGGCATCGTGGGAATGGTGGCATTCGCGCCGATCTATCCCGCAGCCTTCACAACCTACGTTGTTGCTACCTGACCAGTGGCGGACTGGCCTAGCCTGGATGATCTGAAGCTGTCCCTGAATGTCAACACTGATGTCAGGGACAGCCTTCTAACGGTCGCTTTGAATGCAGCAGTGGATCAGGTCAAGATTGACTGCGCCGGGACCCCTGAAGCGTTTGACGATGCCTCAGAGGGCCTGGAAGTTACTGACAGCCTTTCTCAGGCTGCTCTGCTGCTGGCAGTCATGGTCACAAAGGCACCTGATGCGCCCTACGGCATTGCCGCTGTATTCGATACGGGCGGACTCAGGGTCGCTAGCAGACACCCCACCTATGAAGCACTGCTCACAGGGAGCCGGTACGCTTTCGGGGTGGGCTAGTGATTCCCACTGAAGAGCTCACACAGCATTGGAGCTCTGTACTCCCGGCACAGTGGAGCGTGATCAGGGGGCCGATTGCAAGCCTGGAAGCGCCAGCTGTAGTGCTCAGAGCAGATGAGCCGTGGATCATTCCTTCTGCCTTCTGTCACGATCAGCAGAATTACGCTGCTGTCGCAGTTGTCTCTGCTTCCACTCCGCAGGACGGTGAGGCAGAGCTCTACAGTCTCTCTCACCTGATCATGGACAACCTCACAGACGGTTGGGAGTTTGTATCAGTCTCCCGCCCGGTTGTTGACCAGAGCACAGGCACGCCGTACCTTGCCGCTATAATCCGACTCAGGTATTTGAACAACCCGCCAGAGGCTAGTTAAATGGTCGCTCCCATCATCGTCTACCGGCCCTTGCTCCACCTTCAGCCACTCGATGAGGATGGCGCGGACGATGGTGCAGCGGTCGATGTCTCCTGCGACATCAGCTCAGTGGAGCTCACGGTCGATGCTCCTACCACAGACGTAAAAACGTTCTGTGGCAACTTCCAGATTCCTGAAGACCCTACCGTTGGGGCTACCCTAGAAGTCACAGTCAACAACGACACAGACAGCAACTGGGCTGCACTCGTTGGGAAGACGGTTCGGGCAGAGCTCTACGACCG